GGGCGGGCGGGGGTGTCGGGGCCTGGGCGGCGGCGGCCTGGAGACGGGCCACCTGGGCATCGAGCCGCTGCACCACCTGCTGGGCGGCGGCTGCCGCTGCCTTGGCCTGCGCCTCACGCTCTGCGGCCGCATCGGCCCTCCCCTGCTGCAGCACCGCCTGGCGCTGGGCCCGGGCGGCGCGGTTGCGCTGGATGATCCCCCAACCCAAGCCAACCACCAGGGCCAGGGTGAGGGCGCCCAGCAGAATGCGGGCCTTGGTGGCATCGGTCATGGTTTCCCCCGTCGCGCCTGCAGCGCCTTGGCGAGGTGGCTTTCGATATCCCAGCGGCGGAGGTGCTGGGCCATGTTCAGGCACTCGGTCAGCTTGGTGGTGAGGTCGGCAAGCAGGGCGCGCTCCAGCTCGTGCTGGAAGGCGGTGGGGGTCAGGGCGGTGGTGGTCATGGCTGGGGCTCGGCCTGGGCCAGGGCGATTTCCTTGGCGTTGCTGTGGGCGGCCCGCTGCACGCCGCTGGCAAAGCCCAGGGCATTCAGCCAGAGCGCCCCCACGGCGGTCCAGTAAATGGGATCGGCCTTCTGCAGGAACACATACACCGACACCCCGCCCACGGTGGTGAGCACGGCGCAGTAGACGGATGCGAGGCCGGCCCAGAGCCAGACCACCTTGGTGGAGGACACGCCGCTGCCCGCCGTGGCGGACTGGGCCTCGCGGAGGAAGGCCGCCAGGCGCTCAAGCATGGGGGGCCTGCCAGATGCCCCACAGGGGGTAGGTGCGCTGCACTCCCACCTGCTGGTCGAGGCGCAGCTCGTGGCGGGGGATACCTTTGAGGCGGGCCACCGGCAGACCAAAGTGGATGCACCCGCGCTCGATGATGAGCTGGTCGATCTGGGCCATGAAGGTGGGGTGGAGGCGTAGTACATCCCAGCCCTGGCGCAAGGTGTAGAGGGCCGGATCGGGCACGCAGTCGAGGGCCAGGGCCTCGAGGTGGGCGCTGGTGGCCGAGCCCCCGCAGGCCTCGTTCTCGGCCTGGCACCGGTAGCCGTAGGTGACGCGCAGCCGACAATCGCGGCCAGCGTGATCGCTGAGGATGCGGCGGGCCTCTTCGGCCTTCTCGGCCAGGCGCACCAGGTTGGCCGCCAGGTGGGGAGGGCATTCGTTGTCGATCCCATGGCGGCTCTGGGTGAGCTCTTCCACGGTGAAGTGGTCGGTGAGCGGCGTCATTCGGCCACCAGTGTGGGGAGGCCCCGTGTCAGTCGGCCTTGGCCGTAGGCGTGCGGATGTTCAGAGCTCGCCCCCATGTGCACGGTGTGCCTCCCATTCCAAGGGTGTGGCGCCTGCGTTGGCGCATCCTCACCAAAAAAAAGTGAGACGGCGGGGAGGCCCAGGTTCAGTCGGCCTTGGCCGTAGGCGCGCAGGTGTTCAGAGCTCGCCCCCTTGTGCACGTGTGCCTCCCCAACCAAGGGTGGAGTGCGGGGTGGGGGCGGGTGTCCTCCTTGGATGAGGACAGGGCCCTAGAACCTCAAGGGCCACTGCTGGCCGAAGGCTGGCATCTGTCGCACGAAGATGAAATGGAAGCTGATGGCCTTCCATTTTCTGCGGGGGCTGGAATTGGAGGCGAGGCCCGAGAGGTCGGTGAGGGCGCGGGTGGGCACGGGCATGGGTTACTCCTTGGCGAAGGCCCAGCGGCACCCATTGAGGGCCGGGCCGTAGCCCGAGGGCACGAAGAACAGCCGGTCGGCCCCGTCCACCGTAACGGTCAGATTATTAAGGGCCGCAGGCAGATCCCCCGTGGGGAACACTCCCAGCAAGCGCGGGAACCCGCCGGGGCCGTTGCCCATCCAGAATGGACCTACCGGATAGCCGTAGGAGCCCGAGGCATCCGTGAGTGTCACGGGCCCGTTGTAGATGGCGGTTCCAGTCGCCGAGCCCCAGTTGAGGGCGTAGGCCGCGGTGTATTCCCCCTGGCTGACGTTCCGCACCAGGCAGAGCCCACCCACGGGCTGGGCGGTATTGATGGGCGCCGGGAAACCCGTCGTATAGCCCGTGCCGCCTCCGAGCGCCAGCACGCCATTATCATCCAGGGTCTGCCCCCCCAGGGTGCGCTTTCGCCCGATCACCACGGCCCAATACTGGGGGAGTGAAATCACGACTTCATTGATGTGGGCCCCAACCCAGTACTCAAGGTTGGAAACATTTGTCGAAACAGAGCCCATGATGATGGTGGTTCCTGGGTCGGTCAGAGCGCCACCCGTCTGGGCAGTGGCCGTGGTGAGCTTGATCTGCCATGCCCCTGTGGAGGTGCCCCATAGGGCCTCGACCTTCACCAGCCAGCGGGTGCTGAAGGCCCCGGCGGGCATCTTGAGGATCATGATGCCGACGGAAGCCGCCGAGCTGTAGGCCACGGTGTCGAACTTGGGGTTGCCCGAGGAGCCGGTGCCGATGGCGTTGGTGTCGGCATAATCCACCGTCCACCCCTGGGCGGTGGCGGCGGCTACGAGGGCCTGCATCACGACGGATGGCAGCGAGGAATTGGTTGCGGCATCGGCCCGTGACCAGTTGACGGTGGGCATATCAGGCCTCCATGGGCAGACGGTCAAAGGTGAGGGTGATCGTGCCGCTGGTGGTATCCAGGTTCTGCACGCTCAGGTAGAGGGTCGCGGCCGTGGTGATGTCATCGTTGTTCAGGGTGGCCTGGGTGGAGAAGGTCAGGACTGAGGCGATGGTGGTCCCCTGGAACTGCAGGCCAGTGCCGCCCCCGGGGGGTTGGGTGTAGGGCCTTGTGCTATCGGCGGTGCGCTCGGCGGCGCTGCCGTAGGCCCTGACCACGGCGGGCCGGGAGGTGGTCATGCGCAGGAGGGCGGAGGTTTTGGGCATGGTGAGGGTGCCATTCCACACCTCGCCAGGGGCCAGACTGGGGGTGGTGACCGTGGATTGGCCTCGGCTGGGGGTCACGCTGGCCAGGGCATCGGCGTGGGCCTTCAGGATGGTATCGATGCTGACGAAGTTGCCGTTGACGGCAGCGCCCCATGGTTGGCTGTTGGCATCGCCATCGCCATCGGCGGGCAGGTAGAAGCTGAAGTTGGTTGTCAGCCCGCTCATCAGTGCCCCCAGGGGAGTAGGCCCCAGGGGCCAATGCCCCATCCGCCGGTGACCGCCGCCTGCTCGAAGACCACCTTGTTGACCAGCGCCGTGGCGGCCAGCACCAGCTCCAGGTGGGGGTGGGCAAAGCCTTTGGTGTCTTGCAGGCTGGGGCCTTCCTCGAAGGCCTTGGCCTTGAAGGTTGGCATGGCGGTGCCGAGGAAGGGCTCGACGCTCACCTCGAGGGGGGCGGCCCAGCCGAGGATTTCACTGTGGGCCTCGGCGGTGAGGCGGAGCTCGGGCGCGGCCCAATCGGCGCCGGCCCAGGCTTCGCGGGTGCTCTGCAGGCCATGGCCCCAGCGCAGGCCCAGCTCCTGCCGGAAGCCACGGTGAGCCCAGGCCCGGCGGTGGGCGGTGGCACTGCCAAGGGTGTGCAGCTGGCCCTCGGGGCGCCAGCGCAGGCGGCGGCCCTCCCGCTCGACGGTCTGGAGGGTCCACCGCACGGCAGGCGTGCCGTTGGCATCCAGCAGGGTGATGCGGGTGGGGGGTGCGGTCGGGATGACGGTATAGGTGGCGGTAATCACAAGGCCACCCAGTCGGGGATGGCGCCCAGCTCGGTGGCGATGAGCACCAGGTCGAGGCCGGTGTGCAGCACGCCCTTGAGGTCTTTCAATTCCAGGGCCTGGCCGGGCTCGGGCTGGGCGGCAAAGCTGTAGGCCTTGTCGAGGTGGGGTTCCACCAGGCAGGGGCTCTGGAAGGCCCAGGTGAAGATCAGGCTGAGGGCGATGGGGGTGAGGATGGCTTCAGGCGCGCCCCAGGCGCTGCCACTCCAGGTTTCCCGCAGGCTGTCGAGGCCGTGGGCCCACTTGATGCCCAGGGTGGGCCGGAAGCCGTGGTGGGTGAGGTGCCGCGCCCAGTTGGCACCGCTGCCCAGCTGGTGGGGCACGCCCTCCGGCTTGAAGCCCAGGGTGAGGCCCTCGCGGGTTTCCTTCTGCAGGGTGAGCCGGTATTTGGGCGTGGTGCCATCGGCCTCATACAGGGTGATGCGGGTGCGGTCGGTGCCGTAGCAGACGTAGCTCATCAGGCCTCCGGCGTGATCTGGAAGGGCTGCTGGCGCAGCTCAACGGCGACTTCCCGGGCTTCGGGCCGGGGCTTCATGCGCAGCACCTTGAACACGGTGACGGGCGTGGGGGCGGCAGGGTTGTAGGGGGTGAAGGTGATCAGGTCGCCCACGTTCCACCCCGCCCAGTAGGCCGGGCCAAGGCCGCCGGCCACGCCATGGCTGCGGTCGATCCAGGTTTCGCTGGTGAGGCCTGCAGGTTGGCCGAACCAGTGCACCCAGGCCCGGCCCAGGGCGCGGCTCATGGCCCGGCTGCTCACCAGGTCGGCCACATCCAGCTCGGCCACGCGGCCCCCCTGGAAGGTGCCCTCCTCCTCGACGGTGACGGTTTCCCCGGTGAGGATGTCGCTGCAGGTGACGCGCACCTTGCGGATGTAGCCTTCCCAAACCAGGGTTTGGGTGCGCTCGCCCCGCTCGGCGGCCTGCACGCTCACCTTGGTGGCGCCCACGGTGCGGGCGCGCAGGGTGCCGGCGGCCCGGCTCACCAGGGCCATGCTGCCATCGGCGGCAGGCACGGCGGTGGCCAGTTGGGTGGCGGCGAACTTCTCCAGATAGTCGGCCACGCTCATGCCATCGCCGGAATTGGCCACGGTGAGGGCGGCCCCGGCGGGCACGGTGGCCCCCAACTTCAAGTGCTCGACGGTGGTGGGCAGCTCGGAGGCCACGGTGAAGAGCCGGCCGCCGATCAGCCCCGCCATGCGGTTGGCGGTGTTGCTGGTGCGCACCATGCGGGCCAGCAGGGCCCCATCGGGCACAAGGCTGGCGATCAGTTCGCCCCGGCTGAAGTAGGCCCCGGCATCGGTGGGGGTGCTGGGGTCGAACTCAGGCACGCCGTTCACCACCTGCAGCTGGGCGTTGAGATGCAGGAACCGCAGGCGCCGGGCGGCGGTGTAGTTTTCATCGGCGGTGGTCTCCAGGGCCAGGGCGTACCAGCCGCCAAGCACCTTGGCGCCGGCGGTGCCGGTGAGCAGCAGGGGCTGGATGGTTTGGGGTATCACCTCCAGGGTTTTCAGGTCGGCGGTGAGGACGGTGCTGCCGTTCAGTTTGTGCAGCACGGTGTGGGGGTAATCGAGGCCATCGATGGTCTGCTGCCAGGTTTGCACCACCAGGCCCCCACCCAGGGCCCAGGGGCCCGCCGGGATGGCGCCGGTGGCCCAGAGGCTGGCGGTCTGGCGCAGGGTGAGATCGCCCCCGCTGGCCTGGCTGAGCAGCACGGCTTTGACTTCGGTGAAGGGGAAGGCGGAGCCGGTGGCAACCAGGCCCAGCAGGGCCTCCTGCTCATCGCCACTGGCCCAGGCACCCAGGCCCAGGGCCAGCCAGTTGCCCGAGGGCAGGCTGCCGGTCAAGGTGGGGGTGCCCGCGGTGGCGAGGGTGGCGTTGCCGCTGTGGGCCTGGAAGCTCCAGGTGCCCGCGCTGGTACGGGCGTAGCGCCCGGGAGTGGGGGTGCTGGCAGCGAAGGCCACCAGCTTGGCCGGGATGTCCCCGCTGGCAGCGGTGGCTGCCCAGCTCACGGCGGTGCCGTTCCAGGTGGATTCGGGATCTTGCGTGAGGGTGTTGGGGGCTTTCCAGCTGCGCCAGTGGTGGCGCCAGCCGTTGGGCGGGGTGGCGGCCCCGCCGCTGAGATCGCCCTCGATGTAGATCACCGGGGCGGTGTAGGGGTTGGCCCCTCCCGGCCACTGCAGCACATCCCCGAAGATCTGGTGGGTGGCCTCGGGCACGGGCAGGCCCTGCCAGGACCATGCCCCGCCCCAGGCACCTGCCCATACGCCGGCGGCCGGGTAGGCGCTGCTGCCGTTGTCGGGGCCGCGCCGCGCCACCCGCAGGGTGCCATCCTGCTGGGTGGTCTGCAGGTTGTGGGCGCCGTAAAGGGCGGGCGCGGCAACATCATAGGCTTGCCACACCAGCACGGGCAGATCGGTGGGGGCGGCCACGAACTGACTGGCGTCCAGGGCGAAGGGTGCCACCAGGGCCTGGGCATAGGCCAGCCCATCGAAGAGCACGGGATCCTGGCTGTTGCGCCGCACCTTGCTGACATTGGTGTAGCCCTGGGTGAGGGGCTCAGCCAGGAAGGCGGTGCCGGTTTCCCCATCCAGATCAATGATGCGCGGCAGGTCGGCGGTGGCCTTCCGGGGGGTGCCACTGGTGGCATCCAGGAAGGTCAGGCTGAGGATGTCGCCCGGCGCCAGCTGCTCGACAGTGTTGAGGCGGATGCTTTTCTGGCCATCGCTGCCCGCGGCGGGCGCGGCGATGGTGCTGCCGTTCAACAGGTAGTGGGTGCGCTGGGCCTCGGGGATGCCCCACTGCACGGTGGCGCCCAGGGTGAGCAGGCCGGTGAGATCGGGGGCGCCCTGCAGGTAGATGCGCACGGGCAGCCGACCATAGACCGTGCCATTGGTGGCAGGATCGCCAACGACATACTCCCCGCTGATGCTGGTATCCCAGGCCAGATGATCCACAGCGTAGGCGGTGCCGCCGATGATCACCGAGGCGGCGGGGGCGGTGGGCAGGGGGTAGGAGATGACCGATGACGACTGGGTTGGGTCGGAATCGGGGTGGTAGACCAGCCGGTAGGTGATGGCCTGGATGCTGGAGGCGACCCAGGACAGCTGCCCCGATGCCCAGAGGCCCGCCTCAATGGCTGCGGCGCCGCCCCGTGGAGTGAAATCCGAGACGGCGGCCAGCAGAGCGTCGGCGGTGCTCTGGGTGAACTCCTGGCTGGCGTTGGTGGGCACGCTGGGCCAGGGACGCAGCAGGGAGGGGAAGTCGGTGATGAGCCGCTCGCGCAGCAGTTGGCTGGCGTGGATCACGCTGGCCTGGGTGCGGGCCTCTTTTTCAGACCATTGCAGGCTGGCTTCATCCAGGTAGCCTCGGAAGCGCAGGGCACTGGTGGGCCCGGCCCAGGTCTCGGTGACCTCGATCCAGGGCCCAAAGTAGCGGGAGGCAGTGGCCAGGGTGGCGCTGAAGGGGCCGAGCGCCGCAGCCAGGGTGCCGTTGGCATCCTTCAGGTCGAGGTTGATGCCGCCGAAGCTGCTGCGGGCCAGGTCGCGCTCCATCTGCTGGCTGAAGTCGCTGAGGGGCGCCAGGAAGGGCGTGAGGTCGAGGGTGGCCAGGCCGTTGGCCGCCACCGGATCGGCCCCAGACGCAGGCCCGAAGATCGACGGCCAAGCCGGATCGGGATGCCCCAGCCGCTCGATGGCCCGCGCCGACCAGGTGGACATCAGATCCCCCCGAAGGCCGCGGCCCCAGGCCGAAGCACCACGCTGCGCTCGCGCTCCAGCGTGCGCACCGAATCCACGAAGTTTTCAGCCATCCCCCGCAGCCCCCGCTGGGAGGGATCCCAGATCGGGGCGTTCTGCTGGATGGTGAGGTGGAGGGGGGAGGCGGAGGAGGTGGGGGTGGCGTAGCCTGCGGCCATGCGCCCGTAACCTTGCACTTGGCGCTCCTGGGCGAGGATGTTGCCGGCCAGGTTGGTGGCGAAGTCGCGGAAGGCCACATCGGGCACCACGAGCTCGGGGCGCGGCCCCTCGCCAATCATGGTGAGGGTGGGCCGATCGAACCAGCCGCCATTGGCCGCGCCGACAATGCCCTGGGCGCTGGCGGCGTTGGCGATAAGGGAGGCGTTCATCAGGGCGATGAATCCCGCGGCGATGGCCGGCCCCACGAAGGGGATGCCCGAGTAGGTGGCCCACAGGGTGGAGGCGGCCGACTCCTGCTGCGCGACGGCCTGCTCTTTGGCGGCGTCGGAGCTGGCCTCAGCGAAGATATTGGCGGCGATGGCCCCTACCAGCCACTTGGCGGCCATCTGCGCCAGCATCTGGATGATGGCCCCAGAGATGCCCTGCCAGATGCTGCGCAGCCCCTGGGAGAAGGTCATCTGGCCCGTCAAGATGCCCTTGAACCCTTGGGCAAAGGCGTTTTCAACCCCCTGGAGCATCTGCTCGATGCCGTGGCTCCACTGCTGGAACACAGTGCCCTGGCGCTGCAGGTACTGGTCGAGGCCATCCAGGAAGCCCTGCTGAGCGGTGCCGGTTTCCTCCAGCACCCGGCGGCGCTCCTCGGCTTCTTCCTGGGCGATCTGGCGTCGTTTCTCGGATTCCTTGGCGTCGGCTTCGGTGCGGGCCTGCTGGAGCTTGACCTCACGATCCACCTCGATGGCCTGGAGCGTCTCCTCGCTGGCTCCGAATTCTTTCTCGCGGCGGAGCATCTCATCGTGGGAATCGTTGATCTTCTTCTCTTCCCGGTCCAGTTCGCTGCCCATGATCTCGTACATGTCAGCCTGGTGTTTCTCCCAGGAGGCGAGGCGCTCTTTTCTGAGCGCTGCCTCGGCTTTGATCTTGGCTTCAAACGCAGCGTATGGGTCGGACTCATCCCGAGTGCCCCCATCCGGGGCTGCGCCTCCGGAGGTGTCACTCGTTGCTTTTTTCTTGGGTCCAAGCCCAAGCAGGGTCTGCATCTTCCCCGCGTAGCGGTCTTCGATCTCCTCGCGGTCTCCCTTGGCCTCCTGCAGCCTGGCTGCGCGCCTGGAAAAATAGTCCTTTTCGAGCTTCTCGACCTCGCTCAGATTGCCCGTGGCAGCGGCCTTGGCTTGGCTCCAGTAGGTCTTCATCCGATCCACCAGGATGTCGAGCCCGGTGTCGATCCAGTTGATCGCCTTTTCCATTTGTTCCCGGGCACCCAGGATCACCTGGTAGACCGCGCTGAACAGATCACCCAGAAAGCCAACCACGGCCGGGCCATTCTCCGACATGTCGTTATTGAGCTGGGTCATCACGGGCATCAGTTCGCTGCCGATTTTGACTTTCAAACCCTTGATCGTGTCTTCCAGGTCGTTCAGGGAGGCCCGGTAGGCATTGGTGGCCTCAACCGCATCTACCCCAACCACCAGATTCAACTTTTCGGCCTTCTCTTGGGCCGCCTGCATCACTTCCGGGGTGAGCTTCAGGTAGCGCTGCGCCTCCAACCAGCTTTTTCCATAGATCTGGGAGGAGGCCACATTCCGATCGGTGCCTGCCTTCATCCCGGCCAGGGCCTGGTTGACCTCAGCCATGATCGACGGGGTATCGCGCAGGCGTCCATTTTGGTCACGAGTCTCGACGCCCAGACGGTGGAAGGCATCCTCGTTGGTATTCAGTGATTTGGTCAGTTTGGCAACGGCAGCCAGGTAGCCTTCCTGGTCGCCGTAGATGTCACCAATGGCCAAGTTCAGGACGCTCGCGGCCTCGGTGGTGATGCCCAGGACTCGGGCCAGCTTCTGGGCCTCGACGGTCCAGCTCTTGGTTTCCTCGATGGTGGTCTTCAGAAACCTGCCACCCCCGAAGACGGCCGCCAGTGCGGCCAGGGGTGCCGCAAATCCGGCAAGTAAATTTTTAAGCCCGCCGATGGCAGCTTCCATCTCCTTGGCTGCGCCCTGGCTGGCCTTACTGGCCTGCCCCAGCGCGTTCGAGAGCCCCGAGGCATCACCCGTGATGAGTACCTTGAGATCCTTCTCGGCCATGGGTCAATCCTCAGGGGGTTCAGGGGGTGGGGGTGGTTCTCCGCCCATCACGTGGGCTGGCAAGGTGCTGGCCCAGATCTGGATGGCGTGGCGGTGGGCCTCCCAGCGCTTCTCCCTGAGGGCTTCATCCGCCCAGGTGAGGGCGTCGTGCAAGGGGAGAAGGGCCGCCAGCGACCAGCCACCCGCAGCTGGGGCCAGCAGGCGCCTCAGGGGGCGGGGGCTGGCGCTGGGTTCGTCTCCTGGCTCGGCTGACCGGGCTCCGAAGAGCTTGGGGTACCGGGCAGGGAGAGCCCCAGCGAGGCGAAAAAATCCAGCACCACATCCTTGGCCTCAGTGAAAGGGGCCAGGGCAGCCTCCTGGAGGGCGCGTTCCCGGGCGGTGGGATCGGCCTCCCAGGCCAGCAGCTCCTTGGCTGTGGCCTTGGAGACGGCCACCAGCACCCGGGCGGCCCGCTTGGAGGCGCCACCAGCCAAACCCTGGAGCGCCTTGGCCAGGGCTTCGGCCTGAAGGCCCTGGTTCCCCAGAAGGGGAACCAAGGTCTCGATGCCCAGGTCGGCCAGGGCCGGGAGGGCGTGTTCAAGGTGGATGAGGCAGGGCTGCATGCTACAGGGCCACGGCGTCGGGGGCGTCGGTGAAGGCCACAGCAGGGAATCCCTGGGCATTGTTCAAGAAGGGGCTGCCTTCCATGCTCAAGGTGAGCTTGGCTTGCAGGGTGTCTTTCTTGCTCAGCTTGAGGTCCAGCTCGCCGATGATGCTGACCGCCGGGAGCAGCCAATGCCAGAACTCACCCGCAAGCACCGGGTCGGGGATGCGGTAAAGGGCGGCGTAGAGGGCATTGCTGGAGCTGGGCCCGATGATGGCGATCTTCCGGCCAGCCACGCCCGCAGCGGCTACCACAGAGATGAGGTCGGCGGCCTGACTGCCGTACATGTCCACCAGGTGGGCCGGGTCCACGTCGTAGTACTCGAGCTCCGCCATGGCCTCATCGATGCCGGTGACCACCTTCTTCTTGGGGCCATTGTTGGGATCGAAGTCCACCGTGCTGGGCTTGATCTTCAGGTTCATGCCGCCAGATGTCGAGTTGAGGTAAGGAAGTACCCCTCCGGTGAGGATCTTCTTGGCGGCCTTCCCTCCGGCTCCGTAGAAGAGTCCGTAGTAGCCATCAGCGGTAGTGGCGGGCGTTCCGGTGCCAGGGTCCGCTGTGGGGGCGGGCGCCAGATAGAGCTGACCGGGGCCGACTCGCTTGTAGCTGTTGACGATGGTGGTGAGTGCCATGGTTCAGTCCTCCGAAGGGGTGGCAGGGGTGGGTTGCAACTGGACGACGCCCGGCAGGGCCAGGACGCGGGAGAGGTGCTTGGCTGGGATGGCGACGGCCTCACCGGCGGGAAGCTCGACGCCGAGCTCGTGGATCACATAGGTGCAGAGGGTGGAAACCACCTTGATGTCGGCGGTGGGGCTCATTCGGGGCTCCAGAAGTAGTGAAAGGTGAAGTCGAGCGCGGTGCCCGATTCGGGAAGGTCGTTCTCGACGCCATCCCACTGCTGGCTTTCCCACAGGCCTCGAATGGTGAGCTGCCCCAGGGTGTCATCGGCGAGGATGGCTCGGCGCACCTGCACGGCCAGATCATCGGTGGCGTCTTCCTCCACCCGGCCCTGAACCCGGATCTCCACCCGGAGGGTGTAGGTGCGCTCGTGGGTGTCTTGATGATCTTCATCGGCATTGACCGGGCGGTCGCCGTGGCTGTAGATGAGGATGGCGGGCAGGGTGTCGGCCGGGATGTCGCGCCGGGGGGAGCGGTAGATGCTGCCCGCTGGCAGGCCGGTGGCGGCGGTGAGCAGGGTTACCACCTGGTCGCGGATCTGCTTCTGCAGGGTGCTCATGGGGCCCCCAGGAAGAGGCGGGTGACGTTGCCCTGGCTGCGGAGCATCCTGTGGTTGATGGCGTAGGCCTGGCCCTTGTAGGTGACCAGGCTGCGCGCCTTCACGCCGGGGATGTCATCGGTGGCCACGGCCAGAACCAGGGTTTGCCCGGCGATGATGCCGTCGCCCCCGAAGGCGTCATCGGCCGAGGCCACCGATGGATCACACCGGATGACCGCCCCCGAGGCGAGGGTGACCTCGCCATGCAGGCTGTCGGAGAGCATCCGGCGGATGTCGGCGGCCACGTCAGGCATCAGCGCTTCTTCCCAGGCTTGGGGTCGCGGTTCGTGGGGGTAGGATCCTGGGTCTGGATCTCGCCCTCGTCTTCGCCCAGGAAGGGCACGGCCTTGCCGATGGCCACGAGCATCCTGGCGGTGGGATCGTCCACCTCCAGGATCTCGCCGCGCTCGGCCACTTCACCGTGGATCCCGCAGCACTCCTTGATCTCGATCTGCATGGCACACCAGGGGAAACGGGGCCCGCACGACGCGGGCCCCGGTTACGGGTCAGGGGATCAGCCGCAGAGGGCGTCCAGCATGGCGGCGAAGGACTGCACGTGCCGCAGGTTGATGTCCACCAGCTGGGTGGAGATCACGCGGATGAGGCCCTTGTCGGCCAGGGTGTAGGGATCGACGGTGAGGTCGAGGGCGCCCCACTCGGCGATGAGCAGCTCACGCCAGTTCCCGAAGAGGATGGCGGAGCAGACCGCTCCCGAAGAACCCTTCACCAGGTTGCTGGGCACCTGGTTGGTGGCCTTGGCCCAGTATCCGTTGATGGTGTTGTCCTTGGCCCAGATCATGTCGGAGCCAGCGGCGGACGCAACCAGGGCCTGCTTGAAGAAGCCGCGGGCCTTGTTGTTGGTGATGTAGCCGAGGGTGCCCTGGAGGGCGTTCTGCACGGCGATCTGGGTTTCCAGGCCGACCACGTGGGCCCAGGTGGGGGCCAGACCGTTGGCGCCACCCGCCACCGCGCCGATGCCGGCGAAGTTGACGATGCCCTTGGGCTCGGCGCCGGAGCCGCTGCCGAACATGGCGGCGCGGTCCACTTCGAGGGCGTGGGCGGCGGCCAAGTCTTCGGTGACGTAGCGATCGGCGAAGCCGCTGGTCTGGGCCAGCAGCTGCTTGGAGTACTGCCGGTGGGCCATGAGTTGCTTGGGCGTCATGGTGAAGGTGTCGGTGGTGGGATCGCTCACCGCCACGGCGCTGCCCGGGTTGTCACCCGTCCAGGTGGCCGAGCCGCCGGTGATCTGGCGGGCGAAGGGGATGTTGCCCACGGCGCCCGGCATGTAGGTGGCACCAGCATCCAGCACCACGGCCATGTTGCGGAGCAGCTCGATGAAGCTCACCTGCTCCTGGCTGATGAGGTTCTTGGCGCTGGCGGCCACGGTGGCATCCTGGGCGCGGGTCTGGGTGATGGTGGTGGGCACGTAGATGCCGACCGCCTCGCGGCCCAGGCGCTTGGCGATGTCCTGGGACACCTCGCGCTCGAAGCAGTTGGCCCCGGAGGCCTGGGCGCTGATGGCCCGGGCGATGGAGTAGGCCTGCTGCTCCTTGGGGGTGAGGCCGGCCGCAGGGGCCGCGGTGAAGGGGTTGCCGCCCCGCTCCATGATCTTGTCGAGGAGCATGGCGCGGATGGCGTCGGATCCCTTGCCGTCGCGCAGCATGCCCTCGGCCTCGGTGGCGAGGTTGGCGCGCTTGGCCAGGTCGATGACGGCCAGGGTTTCGGTGATGCCGCTGGAGCGGCCCTGCCGCTCGGCCGCCTGCTGGGCAGCCGCGATTTCTTCGGGAGTCATGGGACTCTCCTGTCTCGTGGTGCCGGCCAGAACGGCCGGGGGGGTGGGAAGTGCCCTGGCGGTGCCAGGGGTGGTGGAGCGGTGGGACATGCAGGCGGTGCACTTGGCGTCGGCTGTGCACTCGCCTTCGCATTCGGGATCCATGCACTCGGGATCGGTGCAGTCGGGGTTGCCGCAGCCTTCGCCCTCGGCGGAGCGCCCCACGCCCGCCCCGGCGAAGTCGGCCGGGATGGGCACGGTGCTCACTTCCAAGGGCTCCCAGAGGGTGGCGATGACGAAGAGCTTCCCGTCGCGCTTTTCCTCGCGGTAGTCGTGGATGACGTAGCCGACGCTGATGTCGGGCCGGATCTCATCGGCCACGTCGGTGGCAATCTCCTGGGCGAGGGCCGAGCTGCCGAAGCGCAGGTTGCCCCGCAGCTTGCGGTCTTCCAGGCGGATGCTCTCCACCCGGCCAGCCAGATCGTCGCTGCAGTGGTTCACCAGGAAGGGCAGGCCGTTGGCGGCCCGCTCCAGCAGCACGGCCCCGGGATCGTGGGACAGGATCTCGGTGTACCAGCCGCGGCTCACCTCGTTCTCGCTGGAGATGGCGATGGTGGTCTGGCCGTCGGCGGCCCGCTCCATGCGGTAGGTGCGGGTGTTCTTGAGGCTTACGGTCCGCTCGGGCTTCATGCGGTCTCCTTCAGCGGCTGCACGTTGGAGGGGTCTTCCCCATCGCTGGGGGCGTCGGGCTCGGGGAGGGCTACGGGCTGCTTGGTAGGCAGGACGATGCCGGCGGCCTTGATGGCCTCGGTCTCCTTCGCCAGCTGGGCCACCACGTCATCGAAGTTGAGGCCGCGCTCGGCGAGGATGCGCTGCCGGGTGTCCAGGCAGTTGTTGATGGCCTCGATCTTGGCGGCGGCGTCGTTCTTGGGATCGACCCAATCCCAGCCCCGGGGCTCCCAGACGTGGGCGGCGAAGCGCTCGAAGGTGGCCCCGGCGGGCATGGTGAGGGCGCCCTTGAGCACGGCCATGTAGATGAACTCGCGGTAGACACGCTCGCAGAATGTCTCGATGACCAGGCCCTGCAGCTCGCGGTAATACTCCCGGTCTTCCAGGGTGCCGGTGCGGATGCTGCTGAAGCTCACCTCGGTGAGGTCGGAGCTGAGGGCGGCGTAGGAGACGCCCAGGCCGGAGGCGATGCCCTTGAGCATGGCCTTGGAGAAGTCGGCGAAGGCGGTGGTGGGATGTTTGGCGTCGGGGATCTCGATGTCGGTGCCCGCGGGCACGCCCTGGTAGTAGATGCCCGTGCTGGAGGGCATCTGGCGTGCGGCCAGGAGGGGATCGACTCCGGGGGTGTAGTTCTCGCTGTCCTCGTCGCCCTCTTCCAGCACGCCGTTGGGCGACTTGATGAAGGCGATGCGCTCGGATTCGTGGCGGGCCGCGGCGACCTCGGCCTCCCAGTAGTGCCCCAGCATGCTGATGAGGTACATGACGCTGGCGGCCCAGGGCACGCCCCGGGTCTGGAGGGCACGCTCGGGATCGAAGCCGTGGATGATGTCGGCAGCCGATATGCGCACCCGCTTGCCCCGGGGGTAGTTGACGCGGGAGCTGCCGGGATCGGTGAAGTGGTAGGCCACGGGCCGGTTGTAGGTGTCGATCTCGACCCCCATCACCACGGCGTTGCTCCCCTGCCCCGCCTCCACGGTGTAGGTGTGATCCAGCAGGTCGGCATCCAGGAACTGCAGGGCCAGGCCGAACTCGTTGCGGGCCCCGCGCACGATGCGCACGAAACACTCGCCATCCAGGGCCATGGTGCGCACAAAGAGCCGCTGGGCATCCAGCCAGCTGAACCGGCCACAGACGGTGGCGGTGCCCTTTTTGCCCCACCGGGCGAAGGCCTCCTCGTTCTTGGAGGCGTAGGGATCGCGCCGGGAGCCGCTGCGGGTTTCGTAGCTGCTCTGCAGGGTGAAGCCGTTGGGGCCCACCACGTGGCTGCCCAGGGCCCGCAGGTAGCGCTTCATGTAGGGGTTGTTGTTGGCGAGGCGCCGGGAGTTGCTGCGCAGGGCCAGGGCATCCTTGCGGATCTCCTGGTCTTTGCTGCGCAGGGCCTGGATCCACCCACCCCCATACAGGCTGGCGCCGGTGTAGAACCCGCCCAGGCCGACTCCGAGGCCGATGGAGCGCTTGGGGGTGGTGCCCGCGAGGGCCTTCCAGGCTTGGGCGAGGCGGCTGCGGATGCTCATGGCCAGAACCTCACGGGGAACTGCCGGAAGACAGGCTTGCCCTGCTGGCGGCGGACCACGGCCAGGTAGTGGGCACGCAGCTTCACCAGCTGGTCGTGGGGGAGTTTCTTGGCCTTGGTGCCGTCGATCTCGTATTCCACGATGGGATCGCCCATGCGCTCTTCGAGCACGGCGGTGATGGCGGCCAGGCACTTCTCGGCGTGGGTGCGCCGGTCGGCGGCCACGGTGGGGTTGGGCAGCACCTCGAAGAGACCCTGGCTCACGGTGTAGGTCTCGCTGGCCTTGGTCACCCGGGCGGTCCAGTGGCAGGTGCCCGCGGCCCAGGCGGCGGTGACCTCGGCCCCCACCTGCACCAGGTGGTCGGCACCGGAGGGGGTGGCGGCTACCGGGACAGGGGCGGCGGTGCCGACGGCGAAGTAGACGGTGAGGGCCCAGCCATCGGAGGCGGGATAGTCGGCCTGGACTTCCGTCCAGGACAGGCTGTCCCCTGCGTAGACCTTCGACGGCGCATCGGCCAAGGGCTTCCCTCCCGAGTCCCCAAGGTGGGGTGCCTCGGGTCACGGGGTGTCCTCATCGGAGGAGGACAGTCCTACCAGGCCCCCCCACCGGAGGGCCTGCCGGGGAGTCTCACCACGGGCGGGAGCACGGCTGGGCTTGGCTTTTCCGGCACTTTGGGGATGATGCGGCGGATGCCCTGGCGCACGGGCGGCGGTGGGGGCGCCGGGGGTGGTTCCTCCCCGGGGGCTTCCTCGGTCACTGGGTCGGGCGGGGGCTGGGGGGCGCCTCCTCCCTGGGCCTTGGCCACCAGGTCGGCCAGGTCGCGGGGGGCGTAGATGGCTAGGGCGGCATCGGCGTAGACGTGGCAGTCCAGGATCTCGTTGGGATCATCCTTGTCCCGCTTCTCATACTTCCGCTTGCCCCGCACGGGCACCTCGGAGAGCAGTTGCTCGAAGTAGCCGGCGTCCAGATCAGCCGGGAAGTGCTGGTAGCCGGGGCCGGGTTTGGCGATCTTGAGGGTGGCGTAGATCTGATCCTTGGCGGCCACCTGATCCACCAGGTAGAGGCGGCCCTTGGCGTTGGATTTCCGCACCAGCTTGGCCTGGGGGGTGGTGGCGCCCTTCACGGGGTAGGCGATGCCCCGCATGCGGGGGCGCCGGCAGAAGGCGTAGACCTGTTTGGTGAAGTGGCCGCCGATGTCGAGGCCGATGGCGCGGATCTTCATGGTGCGGCCATCCTTGCGGGTCCACTCCTGCATGAGGAACTCCTCGAGGCGATCCCAGGGGGAGTCGATCTCATCGGTGCTCTTCATCACAGCCAGGTTGCCGGGAATGACGTGGTGCAGGATCGTCCACTGCTCCTCGCCCACCCCGGTGCCCCGCACGACGATTTCCAGGCGCTGGGGGCTGGCCGACTGGTTGTCCACCCCGGCGGTGAGGATGCCCACACCCACGGGGATATCCCCGCTGAGGTAGTCGCTCTCGCGGGAACGAGCGTGCAGGCCTTCCACCTGCAGGGCCTCACCCTCGCGCAGATCCCACCATTCGCCGAGCTGGGTGTTGATGAACACCTGCAGGGACTTGGGTCCCTTCCGCTTGGCCTTGAGGAAGCCTTTCACCAGGGTGGCCATGCTGCGCACCATCAGGCCGTGCACCTGGAAGCCGGCGTGATCGGTGATCTCGGGGTGACTTGGCACCCAGCGCCCGCGGCGCTCGGCCTGGCTGAGCTCGTGTTGGGTGATGACACACCCGGCACCCCGGCAGCCGTAGACGGCCTCCTCGGGGTTGCCACTCTCGGAGAAGACCACCTGCTGGAAGGTGAACCCCTGCTCCTGGCCACAGTGGGGGCAGTCGAAGATCCGCTGGTGCTGGTTGGATTCCAGGAAGGCCTTCTCGATGCGGCTGCGGCCCCGCACGGTGGGGGTGCTGCAGCGGTAGATCAGGCGGCGGCCCTCGAAGTCGGAGGTGCGGGCCTCGGCCAAATCCTCGTAGTCGCCCTCTTCGCCGGCGGATTCATCGATGGGGATGCGGTCAATCTCATCCATGAACAGGTCGCGGATCGGCTGGGAGGCCAGGCCTGCCGGAGCATTGGCGCCCACGGCCACCAGCAGGCCGCCGGGGAAGGTCTTCTCCAGGATGGTGTTGGAGCTGTCCCGGCTCTTGGGATCGCCCACCAGGGCGGCGAGCTCGGGGCAGTCGCGCACCATGGGGCTGAAGCGGGTCTTGCTCCACTTCTCGCTGGCCCGCTCGGTGGCGTTCACCACCATCATGGGCCCTGGGTTCAGGTGGATCCGGCTGCCGAGGATGTTGTTGAGGATCTGGGTTTTGCCCCACTGGGCTGGGCCGACGATGGTCAGGAACTGAATGCTCGGGTTCGATGCGGCGTCCATGATGGCGGTCTGGTAGGGCCGGGCCTCGTTGCTCCACTTGCCGGGCCGGGCTGAATCCTCCCGGCTGAGCACGCGGTAGGTCTCGGCCCACTGGCTCACGGTCATCTCGGGCGGAGGCAGCAGGATGGTGGCGCACTCGGCCAGGAGCTCGGCGGCTGGTGGGATGGGCCTCATGCTTCACGGCCCCGGATATTGAAGGCGGGAGATGGCGGACCCAGGCATTTCGATAGGCGGATCATCATCCTCGCTCGGTAGCGGCCCTTCCTGATCCAGAGCCCGCTGGAAGCCACAGTGCACGGCGTCCTCGATCACGGCTTGGATCTCATAGTAATAGCCGCTGAACTTGGGGAACTTCCCAGTGACATCGTTCCATTCGTCGAACTTGTTCAAGGCCCGACGCACCGCATATTCCACTTCACCCCTGGTCCCTGCCATGTTCTCTCCTCTAAGATGCTGCATCCACTTCAGTGCCGCGCTGCAGCTCGGCCACCACATCCCGGCGCATGATGTTCATCTCCTTCCGGAGCACGGCCACCCGCTCGGCCAGGATCATCCCGTCGGCCAGGCCCTCAGCAGCGCGGTCGGGGTAGCCGTCCATGGCTGCGTTCAGCCTGGAAAGGAAGTCGTTCCATATTTTGCGCACATCCTTGGCCCAGATCAGCTTGCCGGCCATCTCGGCGGCCTCCATCTCGGCGATGTCTGCCTCTCCCCGCACCTTCCGGTCCTTGTCGGATAGGCCATCCGAGCCCGACTTGCCCCCCAGGGAACCCGACATGAAGGCCAGATACCAGGGCAACACATCAGCCCAAACGTAGTAGCAGCCTCGCCCCTCCCCGTGTCGGGGTAGGCCCTGGTCATGCCAGCGTTGAATTGTTCGATCCGTTACGCTGAACAATGCCATTAAATCAGCCTGTTTTAACCGTGGGAGGCTGTCTTTTATGCTCATAGCCCACTTAGAATGAATACGACAGCACTTAAAAACCCACAGC